TCCTTTCTCTTATCTGAAGGGATTCAAACCGAATCAGTTCGATGTCCTGCGTCTTCGGAATTAGTTCTCGGGGTTGGGCAGAGTTCGCCCCGTCTTCAGTCGCTCCACAATGGAAGTGGTTCTTATGGGCCTCAAGTTGCAGCCTGGTCGGAAAGAGTTCTTGGTCGCACGTTGTTTGATTGGCAGAAGGTGGCACTTAATGGGCAGTTGACTCATGACGAGAATGGTGACCTTGTGTTTCGTGAAGCGTTGACTAGCTGCGCTCGTCAGAACGGGAAGTCGGTTGCGCTCACTAGCCTCTGCGGATTCTTCCTGACGGACTGGTCTGCGATGCGCGGTAAACCAATCCACGTTCTTTCCGTTGCCAACAAACTTGATCGCGCGGTTGCAATCTTCAACGAACTTGCTCCGGTACTTGAGGCACAATTTGAAGGCCATGTCACCTGGTCGTACGGACGCAACAAAGTCGAGATGCCGAACGGCTCGACATGGGAAGTCCGCGCTGCAACGCCGAACCTTCACGGCGGAACTTACGATCTGATTGTTGTCGACGAAATCTGGAATGTCTCCGAAGAGGTCTACTTTGACGCGCTCCGCCCGTCGCAAATTGCGGTCAAGTCTCCGCTCCTTTCCTCCTGGTCAACTTCAGGTGACGAATCTTCAAAGACAATGCAACGTCTTCGCGAGGCAGCAATTGGCGCGATAGATCAACAGAAACAAACTCGTCTTTACTTTGCCGAATGGAGTCTTCCGTCAGTAGACCCGAACGACGAAATTAACTGGGGGTATGCCAACCCCGCCCTCGGTCAGACCATCACCCTCGAGGCACTTCAAGCAGCTGCGGAAACTCCAGATCGTGCAGCGTTTCTCCGCGCTCACCTGAATCTGTGGGTCTCGTCGGCGGACGCTTGGATTCAGCCTGGAGTCTGGGACAAGTTGTTCACAGAATTTGACTGCCCGACAGGGGGCGTCCTCGCCGTGGATTCATCAAGCGACAGTTCCAAGTACGTCGGCATTAGATGCGGACTTACCGAAGAAGGCAACATCATTGCAACTGTCCAGTTCTCTACTGAGTCCCTTAAAGAAATGTGGGTGCATGTCAATAAGGCAATGGACGACGACCCGAAGTTACGCCTTGCAATTACACCGGCACTTGACCTTCATACTCCAGAGAAGTTAGAACGGCGACGTCAAATTTTCGGCTACGCCGAAGTACTTAAATTCACGGGTCTCACGCGCTCGCTCATCCTCGAGAAACGCATCTACCATCGAGGCGAAGAACTGCTAGCGACTCATGTCAACCGCGCCGTCCTTGCCCGCGCAAACGGTCAAGTCGTAATCAGTAGCCAACGCTCCCCTGGCCCCATCGAGGCAGCGCGACTTCTAGTCGTTGCAGCCGCACTTGTTTCCCGCCCGTCAAATACTGGACGCGCAGCAATGGCATTCGGAAGATAGTTGCATTTGCAACAAGTTTGTGAGAGACTCCATCCGTGGCGTTCTTCTCCCGAAAAATCACAACCGCTGAATTTGCATCTTCGCCCGTTAAAGCAGCTGCCGGAGTCGGCATGTCTGGCATCCCTCCGACGTATGCATGGACAAGCGGAGCATTTGAGCAGATCGCCCTTAGTCTTCCGACGGTGTCGAGGGCGAGAGACCTTCTCGCCTCGACCATCTCTGGCCTTGAGTTTCGCCAGTACGTCAAGCAATGGAACGGCACCGAGTACGAAGAAATCTATGTGCCGAACGAATCGTGGATGGAAAATCCTGATCCGAAAGTTCCGCGCCAGTTCATCCTTGCCAACACGGTCACCGACCTCTGGATGACGGGACGCGCATTTTGGGCAGTTACTTCTCGTAATGCAACCGACGGACGCCCGATGTCTTTTGAATGGCTACCGTCCGCAAACATTCAAACGCCTTCTCAAGTTGGCCCGCAATTCTTCGGAATGCCAGACGAGATTGAGTTCAACGGCATCCCGTTAGACCCGAACGAAATCATCACATTCCTTGCACCGACGACTGGTCTCATGTATTCAGGTCGACGCTCCGTCAGCATCGCGACTCACCTCGACCAGTACGCAGATCGCGCAGCAACCATTGAAACCGTTCCTGGCTATCTTCAGCAAACCTCAGCAGGCGAGACAATGTCCGGTGAAGAACTTGGAGACTTGGCAGCGCAATGGGCGCAGGCTCGTCGCGAAGGAAACGTCATCGGCGCGTTGAACAACTATGTCAACTTTGTCGAGTTTGACCGCGACCCGCTTGAAGTCAACGCAGCGCAACGCGAATACCAAGCCCTTGACCTTTCCCGTATGTGTTCAGTCCCCGCATACCTCGTTTCGGCACCGACTCCAGGCGCATCCATGACATACCAAAACGCATCGCAAGCCCGTCAGGATCTGTGGCTCTTCGGGGCCCAAATGTACGCGCATGCAATCGAATCCCGTCTCAGCATGAACGACGTTCTCAGTCGAGGACGCTTTGTCAAATTTGACACAGACGACCTTCTTGCCATTGGCGATATGCACGACGCACTAGTCGAACCAGAAGTACCAGACCTCGAGGAGATTCCTTCATGATTAAGTTCACCGCCGTCCCCGTCACTCTTGACGCAGCAGCTGGAGAAGATGCACCGCGCACCATCACCGGCATTGCAGTCCCGTGGGACACCGTTGCGAATGCCTCGGGAACGAAAGTCATGTTTAAGCGCGGAGCGTTTGACTTGAATGGCAAGCCCGCGCGACTTCTTGAAAACCACGACGGACGCCCAATCGGAATTGTCAACGAACTCGTAGACCTTGACAACGGTCTTGGATTCTCAGCATCATTTGCACGATCCAAACAAGCCGACGACGTAGTTGAGTTAATCCAGATGTCTGCATATGACTCGGTCTCCGTTGGTGCAGTACCCAAGAAATTTAAGTACGACAAAAACGGCGTCATGATTGTCTCGTCTGCTGATCTCATGGAACTCAGCGTTGTCACTAACGCGGCATTCCCCGACGCAAAAATAGAAAAAATCGCTGCTTCAGAAACCGACCCAGAAGAGGTTGAAGAAGAAGCAAACGAACCCCAACCCGACACAAGTCTCCAGGAGGAAACAATGTCAACAGAAACCCAAGTCGAAGCCTCCGCGCCCGACGCCATCCCAACATCACCAATCTTCGCTTCGGCAAAGAAAGAGTTCAAACTTCCTTCCGCTGGCGAATGGATCTCAGCACAGATGCAAGGTGGCTCAATTGCTGCCGAGTTCAACGCTCGCATCCGCGCAGCTGCACCAGACGTCACAACGGCGGACCTCGATGGAATCCTTCCTCTGCCAATTATCTCGCCAATTTATTCGGGAATTCAGGGTCTGCGCCCTGTGGTCGATGCAATCGGCGCACGTCAAATGCCACAATCAGGCAAGGTATTTATCGTTCCAAAAATCACGACACATACCTCAATCGGTGGCCCAGAAACACAGAACACCACAATCACCGCTGGTCAGTTCATTGTTGATGACATCCAAATCACCAAGGACATTTACGGCGGATACGTTGAAGTCTCCGAGGCTTCAATCGACTGGACATCGCCAGAAGTACTTCAGGGTCTTCTTGAGGACATGGGCAAGAAATACGCCCTTGCCACGGACAATGCAGCAGCTGACGCGCTTCTTGCAGGAACCTCACAGGCAACCGGCAACGTCGCACCGACTGACCCTGCTGACTGGATTGCAAAGGTTTACGCTTGCGCAACAACCATCTTGAGCAACGGTTACTACCTTCCAGATCATCTCTTTGTTTCACCAGACGTGTTCGCACAACTCGGACAACTCAGCGACACCGCAGACCGTCCATTGTTCCCGCAAGTCGGCCCAATGAACGCATTCGGTTCAATGAACCCAGGCTCCCGCGAATCAACAGTCTTCGGACTTCGTCTCGTAGTTGACACCAACTTCGCAGCAAAGACCACGATTGTGGGCGCAGCTGCTACTGGTGCATTCCGTTGCTACGAACAGCAGAAGGGCGCAATCAGCCTGGACAACCCATCAACATTGTCACGCACAATTGCCTTCCGCGGATACTTCGCACCGAAGATGATTGACGCAAACCAATTCATGAAGATCCCTCAGGCTTAGTCCTGAGACACGACAGGGACTGACTAATGGCTACTTACGATCTCGCGTTTCATACGCGCCTCGATGGGTACGCCATTCTTCAGACCCTCGTTGAAACAGGCATACAAGTCGGAGACTCTGTGGTCATTGCAGGCGCAGACCACGGGTTCTCTGGAACTCATAAAATTGTTTCAACACAAGACTTCGAGTTCATCGGGGTATCTGACGAGGGCGACCTTGAATTTGACTCCGATGTAATTCGTCTTTACCAGTTCATGTATGTGAACGCAGGCACAGACTACGAACGGTCTATCGCTACCGGCACAGTCACATTCACTCCTTCTGTGTCTTGGATAAATTCAAGTGACGTAACCAGTTGGCTCGGAATTGACGTCGCTTCGGCCAATGACACGGCCTTCATCACAGTCTGCGTTAACGCTGCAAACAACTACATATTTCGGAAACGTCGCGAAGCGGGCTACACCGATTCGCAATCTACGGTGCCAGGTGCCGACGTCAAACTCGGCACAATCATGTACGCAGCAACCCTCTACCGCGAGCGCGGATCAGCAGATTCCTTCGCCTCATTTGACGCAATGTCTTCAATCCCCATTCCCTCAACAATGGGACGCATCATGGCGCTTATTGGTTGCGGAAGACCACAGGTCGCGTAATGGCTGCAACAGGAATCCTCGTCGACGCAGTCAACGCAATCAAAACACAACTCACAGCGCTCGGTCTCAATCCCGTTACAGACCCGCGCAACGCGCGACCAATGTCCGTGATGATTGAACTTCCAGTCATGACTTCGTTCACTTACAACGTGGGCGACTTTCGCATTCCCGTTCGCATCCTTGCAGCGCCCCCAGGCAACCAAGACAGCGGAGATTATTTGATGTCAACAGTTGACACCATCATGAACTCGCCCATCGCAGTTACAGACGCCCGTCCAGGCAATGCAAACTACGGCGGGCAAGACATACCCACATACGACCTCACGGTGGCAATCGCCGT